CTAATGATCTTAAACGCATATTACTGGAACAAGGTATATCGTATTGCAAACCCGTCCGCCAGATTCAAAATTTGGCTGCCCAAAGAAGATGCGCTTAAGATCATTAGCGAGGATGAATTCGCATTGCTAAAGTTCCTGGAAAGCGGAGTTTCTTTATAGGCGCTAAACTAAATAAAACTAACATTTGAAAACCTCCGGCTATAAAAAGCCGGAGGTGTTCTATTTACCCTATTATAGGGGCCACACGGTTCCTTTTGAGGGAACTATTTTCAAGGAGGAATAACGTGTGAAGACATCGAATTATAAAAAGTTTAACCTACCAGACTATACCGATGTCATTGACATCGCAGATATAAATAGCAATTTTACTGAAATCGACGAAATTCTCGGCACTGATCTGGACGTCGCATACAAGCACTCCGTAACTAATAAGGGCGTAGCCGTGTCTGGATTTTTAAAAATCACAACAAATTCTGAAGGACACGTTACTATTGGAGAGAGGGTATCTCTCGATGATATTACCGCGCTCGGTATTCCGTCAAATAACACAGCTGCCGGCACCAGCCTCGGAATGGTTAAAACCGGTGGCGATGTTGTTATTTCGAACGGTATAATTACCGTGAACGATAACTCGCACGCTCACACAATAAGCGACGTAACAAACCTTAAAGCAGAACTCGATGGCAAAGAGGCTGTTGGTGTTGCTGCAACAAAGGCCGCAGAAGCACAGGCGGCCGCCATTTCAGAGTCAAAATCTTATACGGATTCTGAAATAGCCACGCTTATAGGTCATACAGACGCAGAGTATGATACGTTAAAGGAAATCCTAGACCTAGTTAACACCAATAAAGATGCGTTCGATCTTCTGGAAGATGCTGTTGGAACAAAAGCAAACGCAAGCGATCTCGCAAATTATCTAAAATTGAGTGGCGGCGGCATGACTGGCCATATCTATTTAACCGGTGCAAAAGAAAATTCTAGTACATCCAGCACATCTCAGCTTGTTTTTGGTACAAGTTCAAATCAACACGTTGCAATATCTTCGAACACAAAAGCAATCGTAATTAACCCAAACACTAGTTCTACGACAAATCAAATTGTCCTTTATTTAGATAAACCCTCTCTCTTCCCGTCTGGAATAACAGCAAACATAACCGGAAGTGTGACCGGAAACGTAAAGGGAAACGTAACCGGAAACGCAGACACTGCAACTAAGCTTAAAGAAGCAAGAACGATAACTCTATCAGGTGACGTATCCGGGTCGGCTTCGTTTGACGGTAGTTCTGGGATTACAATAACAACAACCAGCAATTCTGGTGGTTTTGTGTTACAGGCATCCGCACCTACGAACACCAAAGTTCTTTGGATTAAGAGTTCAAATGGAGTTATGTATTACCACAACGGCACGACATGGACTCCTGTCGTATCGTCTTGGGGCGCAGATTCTTAGTCGGAGGTGATTAAATGCTTACTATATCGCAAATTAAGGAATTAAAGCAGAAAATCCACGACGAGTTTGAAAGAAGAAAATACTATGGAAGCCTTAGTACTGACGGTGGATACGGATATGCTGTAAGTGGTGAAGCAATCGACTATTCTGGCGATGAGTATAACTTTAAAACAGATCCGTCGTCCGATAACGGTGTAACGATTGATTTTGGACAAAAGACTGTTGATTTGTTATTGAAAATTAAGGATTACGGCGACTTAAAACTGGTTTCAGTCGGAGAACCACTTCCAAGTTCTTTCGATTCCTCTCTCATTACATATGTAAACGAATTAGCAACAGAGACGGATACGGGCTCCTCTTCTTGCCGCAGCGCTTGTACTGGTCTATGTCAAGGAACTTGCGCGAGCGGCTGTTCTGGATGCGAAGGCGATACGTCTGTAACGTCATATGGGTCGTATTGTGACGGATGTAAGGGCACGTGTGGTAGTGGTTGCACTACTGGCTGTACTAGTTGCACCGGCGGATGCGTGTCAGGATGTTCTGGTGATTGCGAGGATGGATGTACTGGTTGCTATGGGAATTGCTCTGGGGGATGCACAAATGGATGTACGGGTGCGTGCATAGATGGATGCGTTGGCTCGTGTTCTGGACAGTGTCAAGGATGTGGCAAAGGATGCGCCGGTGAATGCACTGCTACTTGTAGCCTTCAGTGTACGTCGTCTTGTAGTGGATCGTGTAATAACGACTGTGCGGGAGACTGTGGCACCGGCTGCGGTGCCTGTAATGGATGGTGTATAGGCGACTGCGTTGGAGGGTGTTATACGAATTGTGGATCAGGGTGCGGAAACTCATGTGATGACGGTTGCGATAGTGGTTGCGACACTTCGTGTGGATCTGGATGTGAAAGTTGTACACAAGGATGTTCCGGAGGATGTGGAAATGGTTGCATTGGCGGATGTACCAATAATTGCGGCGGATGTGCCGGTTGTTCTGGCTGCGGCGGTACTTCTTGCTCTGGCAAATGTTCTAATTCCTGTGATACTGCATGTACTAGCTGTAGTGCGGGGTGTGAAGGAGAGTGCAAAACATCGTGCCATTATTCTTGCTCAACAACTTGCTACGGATCGTGTTCCGGAGAAACATTTGGCAATGCTTAGTTTTTAGAATAAAAGGAGGAAACGGTATGGCAACTCTGGTTTCCAAAATTCCATTTAACCGGATTATCCACATCGGTATGTGGGATAATTCATCAAACAGACATTCTATGAACAAGGTCTATTCGACCTTGAAAAACAAATACCCAGGTAAAGAAATCCACCTTATGAACGGTGGCTTTTTTAATTGGGACGGAACTTCTGCTCTTGGCCTGAAAGTCAACGGTATCATGGTTAACCCCGTGTTCTCCAACGAGGCTTTCTATGCCTTCAACAGAGGCGCTAAGCCCGAACTGTACTGCAGAGGCAATAACTGCCCGGTACACGTTCTAGACGCAGTTGCTGTTCACCCTCCCCTTCTCGAGGTCGGAAAGCAGCACTCAGGCTTTTCATATTGCATCGACAATACTGATCGCGGCAGAACCATGATCGGCCACAACGACACACACTTCTTCATGGTGTGCGCCCAGGATGTTGGTGGAAAGAGCGACCTCACTCTCGATGAGGGTGTCGCTTACATGAAGAATCTCGGATGCACTTATGCCGGTAATCTTGACGGAGGCGGAAGCTCTCAGTGCAATTTGGCTGGTAGAGTAATTAACTCTTCTCGAATTGTAATGAACTTCATTTACGCCGTGGTAGAACCCGACAACGGTACAGACGGAGATCACTCTTCTATGTCTACCCAGAAGCAGTATCAAACCTGGCTGAATTCGGAATACGGACTCGGACTCGCTGTAGACGGTTCTCTCGGACCCGCAACCAACAGAGGTCAGATCATGGCTATGCAGACCGAGAACGGCTCTGATGTAGACGGCTCCTGGGGTCCTGCTTCTAAGCGCGAACACAAGTCTTTCACTCTCGGAAGCTCATACGCAACTCCAAACAGAGTACGTATTCTTCAGGGTGCCCTCTGTCGAAAGGGTTACGACTGTGGCAAGATCGACGGTGTATTCTCATACACCCTTCTCAGCATGCTGAAGAGCTATCAAGAAGCAAACGGACTCGAAGTGGATGGATGGGCTGGACAGGCCACCTTCACTTCCCTATTCTCTTAGGAGGTGATTCCGATGGCAAACGGATATATGGTATCTGGGCAACTTACGAAGAACTTTAGCGTATATGAGGCTGCTAACAAGCAGGCTTCCGAAGAGATAAAGCTCGTATTAACACCCGAACTGATCGAACACGCACAGATGCTGCAGGAACTCCGTGACTGGTACGGAAAGCCACTTGAGGTGTCTTCGTGGTATCGCACCAAGAGCTTCAACACTTCTTGCGGCGGCGATGCAAACAGCGAACACCTTGATGGTCTCGGTACAGACATTACCGGCATCCCTTCTGATAAGTATCGTCAATTCAAGTACGCTTGGAAAAAGATCTGCGACCATCATGACAAGATTGCAAACATTGGTCTGTATGACTGGGGTATGCACTTCGGGTCTGATGCTGGCAGATACGGTTACAAGAGACATCACGAAACAGATTGGAGGTAGTTACGATGGACTTTAATATCTTTGAGCTGTTCGGTGTTACCATCGTACAGCCCATTACCCTCATCTGCCTAATTCTAGGCATGTTTCTGAAACATAAAACAAAGATCGAGAACAAAGCTATTCCCTGGATCAACCTCGCGGTAGGCGCAGTTCTGGGTGCGGTCTTCATGAAAACTATGGAAGACTTCCCCGCAAACGACATTATCAACGCCATCTATATCGGTGCGACATCTGGGCTGATGGGCACCGGTTATTACGAGGCTTTTAAGAACCTGATGAAGATGGTGTCGATGGAAGAAGAAAAATAAAAAACCCGGCCTATATGGCCGGGTATTATACATTTAGGAGGTAATGACTATGGAGTGGGGTAAGCTAATTATAGAAATATTAGCAAGCCTGTCTGTGGTGATCCCCCTGGTTATTAAGCTGATCGAATATGTGCAGAAGAGCATCAAGGAAAGAAACTGGAATCAGCTGTTAACCCTGGTGATGGGATACATGCAAACTGCTGAACAAAAATTCGAAAAAGGTGCAGACAAGAAAGAATGGGTTCTCGCCATGGTCGCGGCTTCTGCTAAGACCGTGAACTATGACATTAACCTGGATGTGGTATCCGCTTTGATCGACGATCTCTGCGCCATGTCTAAAGTAGTAAACGCACCTACCCCTGAGGCAGGTGAATAGCGACAATGCTTGGCTATCTCGAGTATCTGAACCTGCCCTCTAAGGTCGCTATCGTGATCGTTCTAGTCCTGGTTGTGATGAACCTGGTTGGAGAGATCCTGGAATTCAAAGGAAAAGTTGTGCCTGAATTTGTGAAGATGCGGAAATTCTTCTCCCGCAAAAAGGCAGAAAGAGAAGACACCGCACAAACCCTGAAGGCCGTCAAGCAGCTTTTGGGAGATGTAAATGCACACTACTCAGAGGACAACATCACCAAGAGAAATAACTGGATGAACTGGGTAAACTGCCGCGCTGATATTTATGACCAATCCATTGCGGATATCAGCAGCAGCCTCGCAGACGTAACTAGAGCTCTGAACGACAATACAAAGATGACCGAAGAGCTGTTCGTTCAAAACAGCCGAGATCGCATCATTGATTTCGCTACAAAGGTCAGCGATGACAGCGTAATGGTTTCCCGAGAAGAGTTCAACCGTATTTTTAAGGTGTACCGTAAGTACGAAGCCTTCCTCGAAGAGCGTGGTTTGACGAACGGTGAGATCGATGTGGTCTACCGTATCATCGCCGAATCATATGAGAACCATATGAAGAATCACTCCTTCATCGAGGACGTTCGTGGGTATTGACCTTCTTCACACTGCAAACAACTCTGTTATACACAAAAGAAATCTAATATAACTGTTGCATTTCCCAGAATACTGGGTATAATGTAGTTAAGAGAGGTCCTGCTTTAGTGGACGACGCACAATTAGAGAGGTCCTGCTTTAGTGGACGAATCAAAATGCGGGTTGTTTGCTTATGTGAACAACCCATTTCTTTTATAGTAAGAGTCGTGGCAATGGAACGTAATTTAGATCTGATTAAAATAGACGCAGACTACCTGAAATACATGCATAAGATAGACTATAGGATTAGCGTTAAATACAACAATAGACCGTTTGTTGGCGTTATTACCATGGTGAATGGTATTACGTACGTTTTACCGCTCACTTCACAGACTACTTTCGAAAGAAGTATTAATGGTAAAAAGAAGCGCGCTGCGTCTATAACTACATTTGTTAGAGATAGTTCTGGAAAAGAAATCGCTAATATACTTCACAACAATATGTTCCCGGTTATGCCAGGTGTATATAGCAGGGTAATTATAGACCCAGAACTAGATACCTACGAATCTAACGAGGTCAGATTTATAAGAAAGAACGCAAGTAGGATTGAAGAAAAAGCAAAGCGTGTATATGCAAAGAGACTTGAGGGCAAAGACGCCTTTTTGCATAGGGTCTGTTGTGACTTTAAAAAGCTTGAAAATTCTTATCTAGGATTCAAACCACCTACAAGTGTCCCGGCGATACCATCCTCGACCCCTGACACCCTCTGAGACCTACGAAAACTGTGCATGAAATACCTATTTTAGCTCACGCAGAAGTCGGTCTCAAATCGCCCGAAAATAGAAATCTGCCAAAGTCTCGTATTTTTCTTTGACAGATAAATGTGTTTGTGTTATATTTGATATAGAAAAGGTGCTACCGATAGACGGTTAGCCCTTACAATAACGATTGAAAGTAACCGCTACAGATTGGACCCTATGGCGGTTATTTTTCTTTGTGGAAATTTCTGATTGTAACTGCAATCACTAGAATTTTTGATATCCATTCTAGAATGGTATCTATATGTTCTACTATTTCCATCTTGCATTCCCCCTTTCATACATTCCCTATCGCGGGTAATATAGTGTACGCAGAGGGATAGACCCTCTGCCGAGGGACCTAACCGCCTACCGTTTTGGTAGCACCGTATGTCACTATAGCACGAACAATGTCGACTTGCAAGAAATAGTTCTTGACTGACATCTTCATGGGTGTTAATATATCTTTACCAAGCAATGCTAAACCCATTTGGGAAAAGCGATACGCCAAACTCGATCGAGGCAGGCAGCTTGGATTTTTTATTTATTATCATAAATATATATTGACTTTCATTACATTTTATGGTAATTTATAGTTAATTCATGTAAATCACTTTCCGAAATTGGGAGTCCTTTATGGACTCCCTTTTTCTGTTTATTGCTCAGAAAGGTGGTGAAACATTGTGAGCGATAGCATTAAAAATTTTATCTTCAACTCATTCAGAAATGAAATTGCTTCCCTTCTCGGTGACGCTGCAGCGGAATACGATGTAGAATCACTTTCGAGGGACGCAGTAAATATGATCGACTGGGACAACCCGGTTTTGATGCACAAAGACATTCATTGGCTCGCAGAGTATTATCTGCGCGTGAACGGAATTTTGATGTAACAATTACATCTTGACACAGAGAAATGTGTTGACATATAATAATCATGTACTTCTTTGCGTTTTAGGAGGTGATTAGAAATGGCTACATCGAGTATTTTCCATTCGATAAAGATTACTACCAAAAGTAACGCTGACAATTTTGTAAGAACGCTGCAGCTTGCTGATAAGAAATCTAAGACAGCAACTATTGGGTTTGATTTTAATTGTATTTCTGATCCGGCACTAATCAAGGAAACATTCAAACTCAAGTAGGTACAGTAATGTCAATCAAAGTTTTCAATCTTCTGGATATCGAGGAAAAGTATGGAGAGGATGCTACAAATGCGCTCCTCTCCACTTTTGTTTGTACTGAAAACAAAGATATTGAAAACTTCGTTCGAAACAATGCGCTTACATTTGCAAAACAAAAAATATCCATGACATACCTTGTAGTATCTGAAAGTGAATCAGATGCAGCATTTTCTGGTATATTCACAATAATGGTCAAACCAATTTCGTTTTCAGCAGAGGCCATACAAACTACTGCCAAGAGAAAGTACCTCAGTAAATTTTCCTCTATCGAAGATGAAGGAAACACTATGGTTCTATCATCTTTTCTCATTGCACAAATAGGCAGGGATTCTCGCGTCACAAGAGAAGAGCTTCCCGGATACGACTTGCTAGACAAGGCAATATCGGTTATTCGAAGAGCACAGAAAATTATTGGCGGTGGAGTAGTATACTTGGAGTGCGACAGTTCAAAATACGGTCTACTGGATTTTTACCAGAGAGACGATATAGGTTTTGTAAAACTTGATGAAAGATCTTCAGTTGGGGATAAGGTCACTTATGCCAGACTGTTTAAACTGCTGAAGGATAAAAAAGCTGAAGAATAAAAAATAGGCTACCCGAAATGGGTAGCCTTCGTTTTTCGTTTTAGCCTTTTTGGGCGTGTTTTTGTTTCAATTGAAACCTTGTTCAAAAGATGTAATTTCGTTCGTCTCAGGGGCTCTCACAGCCTCCTGAGGGCATGACAAACTATTTGTAACAGCATTAGTTACAAACCCAGTGTTCTTACAAGTAGTTTGTTTGGTTATGTATACCGCCCTTTCGGGACGGTTTGTTGTATAGTGGGCGTAAAATGAAATGGTGTAAAAGTGGTGTAAAATGATTTTGTTTAACGCAGCATAGTCTTTTGGGTAAAAAACAATAGTTGTTGAAATTCCAATGGTTCCAGGCATAATTAACTTGCTTTTTATGGCCATAAAAGATTATATAGCCTTATATAGCTTTATATAGCTCTTTATAACTCTTCGCGCGTATAGGTACCATTACATATCTTCTCATAACTTCTCATAAGTTCTTATATCGTTCATTTTCAAATGTTCGCTTGTTATTATGGATGTTATGATTAGCTGCATAACTTCTCATAAGTTCTTATAACTTCTCTTTTGAACGGTGTAAATTGAGGTGTAAAAAATACATCAAATTTCCGAGATGGATTCACCGAAGTCTTTGAACCTTTCTATCTTCCTATCCTTACTTATATTGTTGTAGACATTCATAGTAACCGATATGTCGGCATGCCCCATAATTTCTTGTACTATTTTTATATCGGATGTTTTTTCACACAGCCTCGTACAAAATGTGTGTCTGAATACGTGCGGCGTGAGCCTTTCTATCGGATCTGGCCGCCTATTCTCTTCCGCAGCCAACTGTTCGTCGTATTTGTTGTACGCCTCTTTCAGTCGCCTCATCATTCCCTCTACGGATGATGGCAGTAGCATATCGCCGGTTACGCTCTTAAATATTGGTTCATCGAGATTTGAAATCTGCATCGGAGATTCTACACCAAGTTCTTCTAGTATGACAGATCTAACATCATCGAACATAGGTATTATCCGCATACCGCTTTCAGACTTTGTTGTTGTAATCTCTATTTGCTTCTTACCGTTCTTGTAGAACACACCCCTTTGTATGTTGATGTAAGACTCTTCGAAATTACAATCACCGGCAACCAACGAGACTAACTCGCCGATTCTACACCCGGTACCAAGAAGAGCCAGTATAACGTTCTCCCACCTACTGTACTTTTGGTGACCACGAACAAATCTTAAAAGTCTTTCCTGTTGCGATTTGCTCAACGCCACAACAGGCTTTCCCTTTTTGTTAAGTCTTGACAGTTCTTTTGTGATTCCTATTGATGGGTTCTTTCTGATTATGCCATCGTTAACCGCTGAAGAAAATGCACCGGTTATAATTACGTTTAACACAGCTACCGTTCTAAAAGTACGTTTCCGATCGACAAGTATGCTCGTATAAAGCTTTCTTATATGAGACGGCCTTATCTCAGATGCCTTCATAGGTCCAATACTGTCTTTTATATATGTCTTGTACATACTCCAGTATTGCGTCTTTGTATTCATTTTCAGCCTAGGACACACCATGTCTAGCCAGTCTATGACAATGTCGTTTACCTTAATTCTGTCGATAAGCCTCGCATCTAATCCGTCATCGAGGTCACGTTTTATTCTTTTTTCAATCTCTCTGAGAGACTCTTTACACCGTTTTCCTTGCGGTACTTTATCCGTATCTACCAGTTTCCAACTATATACGCTATGGCGCTCCCCCTTTAAATCTGTATACCGAAACTCGTATTTACCGTCTTTTCTTTGTAACTCTCCGTTCCAAAGAATACGTCCTTTGCTATCTCTTCTTTTTTCGGACATCTATTGGGCCTCCTTTCTAAAGACCCACTATACGCCTTAATTATACCATAATTTTTACGGCAAAAAAAGTATCTATATAGTGGAACTTTCGTCTATGTATTTTTCAAATAAGCCCCTTTTTATTTGAGGCCTACTGCCATTCCATAGCACAAAATCAGACTCCTTATTATCCGACACTATGCGGCGCAACTTACCCTCGCCTATTCTGAAGTACGCGGCGGCTTCTTCTATGCTGAGCGTGTATTGCTCCCAAAACGGGATGTTATTTTTCTTATCCATTTTTGCCCTCTTGATATGCGAACAGGACGGGATATTTCACCCGTCCTACCGCCTAGTTATTTATTTTCTGTCTGTGGACCCAAATCCACCATTTCTTTTTTCAACAGCGTTATCGTCGTATGTAATGCCGTATTGCATAAAAATCCCCTGCGCAATACCATCACCGGCGTTTACATGAACATAATCGTTACCGCCGTTTACCAGTTTTAACATGATGTGACCCTCGTTATCAGAATAGAAGTAATCACTATCAATAACCCCACATGTGTTCGCAAGTCTAACCTGGTACTTAAAACCCATACCACTTCTGGGGAAACAAGCGAGATACCATCCGTCTTCGATTTTTACACGAATTCCGGTGGGAATCTTGATCGACCAACCAGGGTTTAGATCGAAAGCAAATGGAGCCTTAAAGTCATATCCAGCCGAACCAGATGTCGCTCTTTTGGGGATTGGTATATTTTCATATACTTCATCGGGAGGATATTCAAACTGAACCCCGTTACATGCATCTAAAAACTGTTCTAGTGAAACCTTGCTAAATTCACCTACTCTATTCATTCGTACCTCCACTAACCCATCCTGATACTTTGTCCCACTCATCTGCCTTATTACCGGTAGTGAGTTCGTATGCTATCGCGCTGACCGCTTCGTGTAATTCACCGAGGTCGTCGTTTATGACTATGTAGTCAAAAGCGTTGTATCCATCAAGTGCATTCTCGGATTCATGGTCTAACTGAGCATTGGTCATAAATCTTCTGTTTTTGGTAGATACCACGCGGACCGTTACGACATCAATACCGAATCTTTCCAACACTTCCGCTTCGTTCGGGAATCGCCAATCTGGAATCAGAACATAATCCCAATTACCATCATCGGACAAAAGCTTGATGGATCTAGCGACAAACTCCGCCCAGAAGTCAGGCTCCTGTTTTCTTACGAGATCTGTCCCTATGAACTGCAATAATGCGCGACCATCTTCATCCTTTTTGCCATCCCAGTCGTAGATGTTTTTTGCGATCATCTTTACAGCATCACCGAAATGGGTCGTTACCACGCTTTCTTTTGCGTTCTCAAGCCTGTGTCTAAGCATTCTGGCGAATGTGTCTTTGCCAGACCCAGCCTTACCGGATACACAAATGGCCTTAATTGGTTTCATATAGTCTCACCGCCTTTTCAGCAATGCTTCTCTTTACGTCTATTACCCTTTGGTTTGTGGATCCGCCCCATGGGTAATTTACATCAGCCTGCTTTTCTATAAATCTTCCATCAACAACTACATCTGCCATTAAAACAGCATCCTCGTTTTTGATGTCGTCCCAGTTGTATCCGGTGTAAATCCACACAGTCTTACCAAGGTCGCTTATACCCTTAATGATTTCAGCAACTACATCCCTGTTTTCTGGATGCATTGGATCACCACCGGAGAAAGTAACCCCCGAGATGTAGTCCTTACTAAGTTCCTCCCTCAGTTCGTTCATCGCATCTTCATCGAACTCTATGCCGGAATTGATATCGTGCGTTTGAGGATTCTGGCATCCAGGGCAATTATGCTCGCAGCCAGACACGAACAGGGTGACCCTAAGGCCATCCCCGTTCAGCATATCAACAGTCTGTATGTTATGATAGTTCACTAAATCGCCCCCTACATACTAACTCTGTCTTTGATTTCTGCGTTCTTTGCGTCATTATATCTGGTCTTGCCATGAACTCTTGTATATCCAAGGTAGCCGTTCATGCGGTCGATTTTCGTGATCAATTCGCTACCGCACTTTGGACACACATCCATGTCAAGTTCTTCGTACCCACACTCTTCGCAGTAGGCAAGACTCAGATTGATACCCTCATAGAAGCCCTTATCCATTGCTCTTCTCACAAGAGTCTTAATTGCTTCCTTGTTGTATGATACTGGATATCTGCAGTATTGAATCTTGCCACCGTTGAGTAAATCCCAGAAGCGACCTTCAAGATCCTGCTTTTCAATTGGGTTGATATCTTCCCACACGCCGCAATGGAAGCTGTTGCTCACATATGGTCTGTCTGAAACCTTATTTACAATACCGTACTTCTT